ATGAGCAACAAAACTGGCGGTCCAGCTTTCCCAGAATTAGGCAATGTTGGTCACAACACAGACTGGCAAAGTGAATCTGGCATGACGATCCGTGACTACTTCGCAGCTAAGGCTATGCACGGGTATATCTCTACAGCTGGCGGCCCATGCATCATCGGTGGTCTGGATGGTGCAGAAGATGAACTGGCGAAACAGTCTTACAAAATGGCCGACGCAATGCTCCGCGCCAGGGAGGCATCATGACAGTCACCCACAACGGCAAGCAGTACACCGCCAAAAAGCTCAACGATAACGAGTGGCAGCTGACGTCGGTATCGGCACCGCGTGAAAAGTTGGTGCTTAATCGCTGGCAGATGCATATCGCTGGCCTCCTGGAACAGGTTGAGGTGAAGGTATGATTGGAATGCACTATGGCACCGCATCAGTGCCACGTAGCGAGGTTTTACCGGGCACAATGCTGCAACACCACGGCAAAACTTATCGCGCCTCTGCGAACGTTGAGAAAGGCCTGTACGCCTTCAACATCTTCGAAAAAACCATCATCAAAAGTGATTCCGTCGTTGTGCTTCTGAATGAACGCGGCGAGCCGATGGTTCACTGATACCAACCACCCTATTCAACCGATCGGCCTGGCCTAACCGGGAGGCATTTCCATGCTTTCAATTCAGAGGTTAAAGGAATTGTTTCACTACGATGCAGAGACAGGAATCTTCACCAGGCTCAAAACAGCCGGTGGAATGGTTCCTGGAACCATAGCCGGATCATTAAATCCCTTTGGCTATCTTCGTATCTCAATCGACCACGAAAGATATTTGTGCCACCGGCTTGCATGGTTTTATTCCTATGGTTCATGGCCCGAGCACGAAATAGACCACATAAACGGCATCAGAACTGATAACCGGTTATGCAACCTCAGAGACGTTCCTCACTGGATTAATCAACTCAATAAGCTCGCTCCAAAAAACAACACAAGCGGCGTCAAAGGCGTTTATTGGAATAAGAAAGATAAACGCTGGCACGCGCGCTGCTCTATCGACGGCAAAAAATATCACCTTGGCAATTTCACCGACCTTAATGAGGCCAGGGCCGTTGTCGTTGCAGCTAGAGAGCGCATGCACGGCAGGCATGCCGTTCATGAAGAAAGAAAACCGGAGAATTTATGAACGCATACCTTACTTACGACCGAATCGAAGATCGGCGCTGGGTTGAGCAGCAACTCACCGACGAGAAAGAGAAGTGGATCGACGACCGGGCGAAAGAACTGATTGCCATGTTCCCTGCGAAACCTCTGGAAATGAGCAGCTTGTTCCTGCCCCAGGAAGCCCAGTTTGCGCTTATCGGAGAAAAGGCCGAAGAGGCATACAACGAATACATATCGGCCTGCGCATATGCCCGCGCCGAAGAAGAATGGCAGCGCCAAGCGCCCTGCCCGTTCTAAGGAGTGATCATGAGCTTAACCCTTGTTGATTTCGTCAAACAACAGGAGCCGCTTTTCATTAAGGCGGCCACAGACGAGCGGATGGTGTGGGCGAAGGAAAGTCAGTTCGCCATCCAGCTATTTCAGAACAACGACTACCTCGCGAAAGTCGCATTCCAAAACCAGACCAGCACGCAGAATGCGATCATCAACGTTGCGGCTATCGGTATTTCGCTAAACCCAGCTCAGAAGCTGGCTTACCTGGTTCCGCGTAAAGGGGCTATTTGCCTCGACATCAGTTACATGGGCCTCATGCACATCGCGCAGCAGTCTGGCGCCATCAAATGGTGTCAGTCGGCAATTGTGCGCAGAAACGACCAGTTCCGGCGTGAAGGGCTCGATAAACCTCCGATCCATATCTACAACGACTTCGATACTGAAGAACAGCGCGGGGACATCGTAGGCGCGTATGTAACGGTAAAAACTGACGATGGTGATTACCTCACCCATACGATGCGCATCGATGCCATCTACTCCATCCGTGACCGGTCTGAAGCATGGAAGAAGTACAAATCTGACAACAGTAAAAAGTGTCCATGGGTCACTGATGAAGAACAGATGATCCTCAAGACGGTCGTGAAGCAGGCAGCAAAATACTGGCCGCGCCGTGAGCGCCTGGATGCCGCCATCGACCACGTTAACACCGAGGGCGAAGAAGGTATCAACTTTACAGCAGAGCGCCAGCCTGAGCGCGATATAACGCCGCTTAGCGAAACCACGCAGAAAGAGATTAACGATCTGCTTGTCTCTTTGGATAAGACATGGGATGCCGATCTTCTCCCTCTCTGTTCACGAATTTTCAAACGCCCTATCTCGCAGCCAGCCGACCTCACAGAAGTGGAGGGTGTTAAGGCTCTCGGGTTCCTCAGGCAAAAGGCGGCAGCATGACACCAGAAATTATCCTGGCCCGGACCGGCATTGACGTAACCAACATCCAACAGGGCGATGAGGCGTGGCACCGGCTGCGCCTCGGTGTTATCACCGCCTCTGAAGTTCATAACGTCATCGCCAAGCCAAGATCGGGAAAGAAGTGGACAGACATGAAAATGTCCTACTTCCACACGCTGCTCGCCGAGGTATGCACAGGCGTCGCGCCAGAGGTTAACGCCAAGGCGCTGGCCTGGGGCAAGCAGTATGAAGAAGACGCCCGTGCTCTCTTCGAGTTCACAACGAACGTAAAAGTCACGGAGTCTCCGATCCTGTTCCGTGACGAGAGCATGCGCACTGCGTGCTCTCCTGACGGCCTGTGCAGTAACGATTTTGGCCTCGAATTGAAATGCCCGTTCACCTCCCGCGACTTCATGAAATTCCGCCTTGGTGGTTTCGAAGCCATCAAGTCTGCGTACATGGCCCAGGTGCAGTACAGCATGTGGGTGACCGGGAAAGACGCATGGTTCTTTGCTAACTACGACCCGCGCATGAAACGCGAAGGCATTCACCATGTCGTCGTTGAGCGGGATCCGCAGTACATGTCCGACTTCAACGAAATGGTGCCGGAGTTCATCGAGAAGATGGACGAGGCGCTGGCGGAGATCGGCTTCACGTTCGGGGAGCAGTGGAAATGAAACGCACACCCTTCTACCGCAGGCCAGGGCGCACCGGGCAATTTTCTGGCCTCCGTGAGCGAGTTATCTGGATGATTCAGACGCGCGGCCGTCCGGTAACCGGCAGCGAAATCGCTGAGAAGTTTGGCGTAACGCTCATTGAGTTTAACCGGGTCGCCAACGGAATCACCCGCGGCTCCGGACAGATAGCGCAGATCGTTGAGTCGAAAAAATGGCTCAACGAGGACGGCATCTGTGACCGGACATTCGACCTGATCACGAAGCCAAAGGTAGTAACACCACAGGGCAAATCACGGCTATTCACCCGGCGCGCCATTGAGCAATCGAAGGAAGGTAGACGGCAGGAATGCATAGCGCGTGCCGCACGCCGTCGCCGACTGATTGCTCAGGGCCTCTACATCGACGAAATGGAGTCCATCCTATGACTCACGCTCACGACGACATCAGGGTTGGCACGCTGTGCCTTCCCTTCATTGGTAACGGCTGGCTAATGCCATGGGGTGAAGTGGTCAGCAATCCATTAAAGGCGCAGCGGCTCGCTGAGGAATATCGGGTAAGGCAGGAGGCGGCATGAAATACGGAAGCGTGTGCAGCGGTATCGAAGCTGCCAGTAAAGCGTGGGAACCTCTCGGCTGGAAACCTGCCTGGTTCTCTGAAATCGAACCATTCCCTTCCGCAGTCCTCGCCCATCACTGGCCGGAAGTAATCAACCTCGGCGACATGACCAAAATCGCCGATGCGGTTCGCACTGGTGGTGTCGAAGCACCTGATATTCTTGTCGGTGGTACGCCTTGCCAGGCATTCAGCATTGCCGGCTTACGAGAAGGCCTGTCTGATGACCGCGGCCAGTTAACCCTCTCTTACGTGGAATTAGCCAATGCAATCGACGCAAAGCGCCGCGAACGCGGTGAGCCAGAATCAATCATCGTCTGGGAAAACGTCCCCGGCGTGCTCAGCAGCAAAGACAATGCCTTCGGGTGCTTTCTGGCAGGACTTGCCGGAGAAAGCAGTGAATTGCAGCCAGCAGGGGGAAAATGGACGCACGCAGGTTGTGTGTCTGGACCAGAAAGGGTTATTGCCTGGCGCGTCCTTGATGCTCAATTTTTCGGAGTGGCCCAACGACGCCGCCGTGTGTTCGTTGTCGCAAGTGCTCGAAAAGGATTCGATCCCGCAGCGGTACTTTTTGAGCTCGACAGCGTGCGCCGGGATTCTGCGCCGCGCCGAGAAACGCAAAAGGCTGTTGCCGCCCTTACTGCACGAGGCGTTGGAACGTGTGGCGCAGACGACAACCAGGCACAAGCTGGACATCTGATTGCTTTTGGCGGTGGCAATACTGCCGGCCATATTGATGTGGCGACCGCCTGCACCGCGCATGGGATCAGATTGGATTTTGACACCGAGACTTTCGCAGTGCACGGCACGCAGGATCCAGATACCAATTGCGAACTGGCACACACACTTGGGCGCAACAACGGGCAAGAAAACGCCTGCATTGCATTTAGCTACAAAGATAATGGAGCTGATGTGACGTCAGATCTGTCACCAACGATTCGCGCAGGAAACCACGATAAAAGCCATGCTAACAGCGGCCAACCCCCTGCCATCTGCATCCAACATGCTTCTATCGGTCGTCACGATGCAGCTGGCCCTCAGGGCAAAGGTTATCAGGAAGATGTGGCTTTCACTCAGGATTCTCGCTCATCCGCTGACGTCGTTCAGTACGGAATGCAGGTTCGCCGCCTAACACCGATAGAGTGCGAGCGCCTTCAGGGCTTTCCTGATAATCACACTCTGATCGGCTGGCGCGGGAAGGGTGCTGATGAATGCCCGGACGGGCCACGCTATAAAGCCATCGGAAATAGCATGGCGGTACCTGTAATGCGCTGGATCGGAGAGCGCATCGCCGCAGCACTGCCAGCCGAGAAGCTGAACGGTGATTACGGCGGAAGTAAAACACCGTTAGACCAGCGAGACCTATGGCGCACGCCGCCTGCCCTATTCGCTTCACTTGATGCTGAGTTCTGCTTCCAGTTAGACGCCGCCGCGGCACCGCATAACGCGCTGTGCAGAAAGTTCATCACAGCCGAGAAAAACACACTGGAAACGCCCTGGGCTGATTACCTGAGCATTCCGGGCTACGTCTGGCTGAACCCGCCATACAGCGACATCACTCCGTTCGTGAAAAAAGCAGCTGCCGAGAGTGCTAATCAGATCGGCACGGTCATGCTGGTACCGGCAGACACTTCGGTTGGCTGGTTTAAGGAGGCTATCCAGACCGCCAGCGAGGTTCGCTTCATCACCGCCGGGCGACTGGCATTTATCAACCCGGTTACCGGTAAACCCGTAAGCGGTAACAGCAAAGGATCAATCCTGATTATTTGGCGGCCCTATCCCCGGACGCATTGCGAGTTCACGACAGTTGAGCGCGATGTGTTGATGGATTTTGGCTCTAAGCTATTGGCAAAGCGGGAGGCAGCATGAAGAGCGGGACAGATGAGCTGATCCAATGCGATGAATTCCCTGGGATTACCTACAACAAGCACACTGGGCAGTTTTTTGGAACCAAAACGACTAATCCAGTTGGCAGGATGCATAACAAAGGATATTGGCGGATCACACATGCCAATAAATGCTATCTCGCCCATCGGCTTGCCTGGTTCTTCTGTTATGGGGTTTGGCCAAAAGAGATTGACCATATCGACAATAACAAGCTCAACAATTCCATCGGCAACCTACGTGAAGTCACCCACCAACTTAATCAACTAAATATGCCACTGCGCAGTAATAACACGAGCGGCGTGAAAGGGGTTAATTGGGATAAGCAGCGTAAGCGGTGGCGCGCCAGGGTGATTATTAACGGCAAGTATTTCACTGCCGGACACTTCAAGGAAATTGCAGATGCTGAGGTGGCAATCAGGGCTCTTCGCGAGCAAGTCCACGGAGAATTTACCAATCACGGAGTTAAGCAATGACAGCACAACTCACCGGGTCGCTAATGCGACCTCTCCATTTGCTGGCGTTTGCCGTCAGCCGCATCAATGAACAGTTCAGGGAACACTGATTATGTCGAAAGTACTTAAAGGTGAGCGCTTCCAAGTTGGCGAGATCTGGCAGTCGCCGCGGGGCTTCCTCTACAAAGTTGTCGATGTTGCCGGGAAAGAGGCAGTACTTCGCATGGGGACGCATGGCCTTGGGCGCAAAACAAAGCGATGGGTTGACGCCATCAGTGGTTGGTCGCTGTATGTGGAGGAGGAGTGATGGATTACAGCAAGCTGAGTGATGGGGAAATCAGCGTCAGGCTGGCCTATTTCCTTAAGCCAAAATACAGCGCCACCATTCACCCGCATGAAAGTACCGGCGCCAATTTGTCGTGGAATTGGTTTAACACGGTGCAGAACACTGGTTATTTCCCGCTGCGTCGTGCCGAAGAGCTATTCCCGGCAATGAAGAAGCACCGGATCGGCCTGGTACCATCAGGTAAGACCGTGTGGCAGGCAACTCATGAATCTGGTGTCAGCTCGACTCACCGTAACCCGCTGCGCGCTGTGGCAATCGTCTACCTCCTTTTGCAGGAGTCAGCCAATGTTCAGGATAATCCAGCCTAATACCTGGTACGCCGATCCCCACGGCGCGCCCTGCAAAATCCTCCGCGCTACCCACGAAGTCATCCACTACATCCGCAACGGCCGCACCTGCATCGCCAGCATGGGCCGCTTTAACCAGGATTTCGAACCGCTGACTAAATCACAGGCCGAGCGGATCGCCGAAGAAATCGAAACAGCAGAACACCTGAAGAAGCTGCGTGCCCAGCGCGCGGCGTAAGGAGATGCTATGCGCATTGAAGAGTTACCGAAGCTACCGAAGCTTTTCCGCGTTATCGAGGTTGATCTGGATGTGCTACGCAATGGCATTGGTTCAGGTTGGGGAGTGATTTTCGACCAGGACGCCATAGTTAAGCGAAAAGTCCGCCGAGTGAAGCATGACGGTGGCTGGAAATGGCAACTGGTTCGGGAATGGCACGATCAGGAGTTGTGGGATTACTGCTTCGAGCAGGACCGAGAATGCCTTGAGAACCTCAACTACGACCTTGGCTTATTGCGTTGACGCAACTGATAGCCAGTTATGAGCTGGCTATTGGGTGCGAAAGCACTGCTCCGTCATCCCTTTTGCCCGGCCCCGCGCCGGGGTTCTTTTTGGGAGTTCACCATGCAAATAACTCTTCCGAAGTGGATTGGCTTTCTAATTATGCTGATTCTCCGCCCTGGCATTACTGCATCCTGCGCTGCATATCTGATGCTATATGCAGATGGCAGTTGGTATCACTTCCTATCTGGCGCACTGGCCTTCAAATCCTGCATCGAAACTCACGACATTTACAAAGAGGTCAGAGATGCAAGGTAATCCCGTTATCTGGATCATCGCCGCACTTATGGTGCTGGGCGCTCTCATCTCATTTCTTCACGAACCGGAAGGTGTGCAATGGCTGCTTTTAATGTGGGCGCATTAGTCCAGAAGAAGACCGGCGGTATACATGGCGTGGTGGATAGCCAGCTGGAGCCGGAAGGCGATCACCCGAAAGCCTGGGTGCGTTGGGATGACGGCAATTATTCAGTGCACGCGGAAAACGAATTACGCGCGGCCACGCCAGACGGCCCGCAGTTTTATAAAACGATGTCATAGGAGCGACCATGAGCGAAATGACCTTAATCGTGCCCAACGACTGGGTAACAGAAGAAAAGCTCGTAGAGATTACCGGCCTTCGCCCTGGCACTATCGAGCGAGCCCGAAAAAAATGCTGGATGGTCGGTCGGGAATATCTCCATGTTTCCCCGGACGGCGTGCCGAAGAAAAACAGCGAATGCATGTACAACAGAAAGGCTGTCGACCAGTGGGTTGAGAGCATGTCAAAGAAACAGCCGGGTGCGCACCAATGAAGATCCGTTTATGCTTAGCGGGCTCTTGGACGTCAGGAGGGAATAATGGCTAAGTCAGCATACCCAACAGGCGTGGAAAACCATGGCGGGACGCTCCGCATATGGTTCATCTATAAAGGCAGCCGGGTGCGTGAAAGCCTCGGCGTGCCGGATACACCAAAAAACAGAAAGGTCGCTGGCGAGCTGCGCGCGTCGGTGTGCTTTTCGATTAAGACCGGCAACTTCAACTATGCAGCGCAATTCCCAGACTCGCCTAACCTGAAAAGGTTTGGGGTGGAGAACAAGGAAATCACCGTGCTGGAGCTGGCGAACAAGTGGCTTGAACTGAAGCGTATGGAGATCAGCACCAACGCGATGTCACGCTATGCATCTATAGCTCGCAACATGGTGCCCAGGATTGGTGGGGACAGGCTAGTATCTGCGGTAACGCAGGAAGATCTGCTGTTTATCAGGAAGGAATTGCTGACCGGTTATCACACGCTGAAAGTCGGGCAGAAAACGCCGGTTAAGGGCCGCTCAGTCAGAACGGTCAACAACTACATGAAGACCATGGGCGGGATGTTTAAGTTTGCCGCTGATAGCGGTTATGTACGGGTGAATCCGTTCACCGGGATCGCCATGCTTAAGCGGTCACGATGTGAGCCTGACCCGCTGACGCGCGATGAGTTTGTCAGGTTGATTAACGCCTGCGCCCACCAGCAACTGAAAAACATGTGGTCTCTTGCCGTCTACACCGGCGTGCGCCACGGAGAACTTGTGTCGCTGGCCTGGGAAGATATCGACCTGAAAGCGGGTACGATGATGATCCGCCGGAACCACACGTTAACGAAGGAGTTCACCCTTCCGAAAACAGAGGCCGGGACGGACCGTATCATCAACCTCATTCAGCCAGCGATCGACGTGCTGAAGAGCCAGGCCGAGTTAACACGCCTGGGTAAGCAGTATCAGGTTGAGGTGAAACTGCGCGAGTATGGCCGTACCGATGTGCATCCATGCACGTTCGTGTTCAACCCGCAGATCGCATCACGTAATGGCCGTGCCGGGCATCATTACGCAGTGGGGTCGATTAACCAGTCGTGGGAAGCGGCAATGCGACGCGCCGGGATTCGCTATCGCAGAGCATACCAGTCCCGACACACGTATGCATGCTGGTCGTTGGCTGCCGGTGCTAACCCGAACTTCATCGCGAATCAAATGGGCCACACCGACGCGCAAATGGTTTACCGGGTGTACGGATCCTGGATGGCTGAAAATAACCAGGATCAGGTACTCATCCTCAACCAGAAATTGAGTGAGTTTGCCCCATCCATGCCCCACGCAGTGGGATCGGGTGGTTATTAA